TAATACAAAATATTCCAGTATATATTGTATTTTGATTTAATAATATTATATACTGACATAAGTAATAAACCTTAATTCTTTTGATTCATAAATTAATTGAGTATAGTATATAAACTATTATTTATATATAAAAAATTTGAAAATAAAATAAAAATATAATTAATTTATATAAAAAAATTGATTATGTTTTAAAATTATATAAAACTCTAATTATATTAAATATAATATAAATACAAAAATGTTAAATACTTTCAATAAAGTTAATTTAATTAAAACAAAAAATAGATTTAAATTCCATACTGTAAAATCATATTTAGATAAATCGAAAAATGATAATTTTAATCCAGATAATCGTACAATATTTCAAGTATACCCACCATTAGCTGAAGTTACAGTATATGATGTTGATAGTTGTATTAATTCTATTAAAAATAAATTTTTAACAGAAACAGATAAAAGAGATATATTTTATAGTAACGGAATAGATTATGATAGAGTTTATCAATATTATAAACATGTAGAATCATTAAATAATCTTTATTATAACACAAATATTAATAATAATATTGATTTAACTGAACATTATAGAAATATATTAAATAATATATATTATTCATCATCAAATAAAAATGATACAAATAATTTTTATGAAATAAATAAAAATCATACAAATAAGTTATTCGTAGTAATTTCTTTAATTACTCATATATTATTTTCAAGTAAATAAATTAAAAAGCATCTTCATATAATTGTATAATTGGATCAATAATTTTTTTATTCATATTAAGTTTATTATAATATGTTTCTTCAGCTAATTTTCTAAATGTTGTTCTCATCTTTTCATCTAATTCAGGATTTTTTCCTTCATTATATGCTATAATTTGAGAACTATTTAATTTATCCAATAAGTCATCTCTAACTTTAGAAGCTAATTGTGCAATTTCTTCTTTTAATATCCAAATAGGTTTAGTAGTTTCAATAATTTTATCTTCTATACCATCTAATGTACCTAAAATACGTATAATTTTACCAGTAGAACAAACTACTGAACCATTTTCAACTCCAGATGCTAATTGTTTACCTAAAGTTTCAATTAAATTATTTTTTAAAGTCAAATTATTTTCATTATCAATTTTATTCCAAACATCAACTAAAATATCAATTTCAGTTTTATTAAATTGAGAATGTTTTTTAGTAGTTAAATTCTCTAAAACTAATAATGCATTAGATGTTTCTTCATTATTTAAATCTTGATTAATTAAAATACTATTTCTAACTTTATTTATAATATCTTGTTTTGTATTATTATTTTGTATATTATTTGAAATTGATTCTAAATTTTTTTTTGCAATTGAAACAACTGAATGATCATGTACATTTTGTGAATCATGTTTATATACTTCAGGTGTATTATTAAGATTACTAATATTATTAATATTAAAATTAAACATATTTTCAATATCTTGTTCAAAATCAAACATAGTAGTCCATTCTTCTTGTGTATTATTATTTATTTTATTATTTTTTATAATAGGATGACGTTCTGATTGTATTTTTTGCATTTTTGGTTTTTCAAATAAGCTCCAATGAATCGATACTATTCTATTTTCTGCAATTTGTAATGCTTCAATACCATAATTAATAGGAAATTCAACACCTTGTCTATCTTCATTATTAATTTTATCAGTACGTGCTTCAATATATTTAGTTTGTGCTAGACCTGCAATATTACCATCTGGACATTGAGCAGCAACTTTATAACATTTGATAGCAAGATCTTCATTTGGTAAATATCTAGGGAAACTACCTTTTCTATAAATATCAGCAATAGCAATTAAACAATCCCATTTATTAATATTACTTTTAAATTCGAGTAATAATTTATGTAAATTATTAATTTCAGGAGAATTTTCAATTGTTTTTTTTTGTTGAATTTCTCTTTTCTTAATAAATTCAGGTTCTTGTAAAGCAACTTTTTTATCAATATCATCAATAATATTTTGTATTTGATTATTAATTTTTTCTTCAAGTTTATTATTTAAATTATTATTTTGTAAATTTAGATTATTATTTTGTAAATTAATATTATTATTTTGTAAATTAAGTTTATTATTTACAAAATTAGGACATTGTGTAGATGGTAAAATTTTATTAATAAATTTGTCTTGTTTAATTTTTTTTTTATATACAAAAAAATAATAATATCCTAAAGATAATATTATTAAAATAATTACTAATATTATTTGAAACATTAAATTAATTATTATATAAAAATAATAAAATATTGAAAAATTATACACTGTTATAATTTAATTAAAATTATAATTTAAATAACACTAGAAGTTAAAGTAATTCCACAATATGGTACATTATAAGCATTATAATCTATCTTCTCATATATTCCAATTGCAACAGCTTCTTTTAAAAACCATTTAAATGTATCCCAAAATTTATTAGTATGACCAATTTCTTTAATTGCACAATGTGCAAGTTCATGTATTACAGGATATAAAATAATATTTTCATCCACAAAATTATTATTTTTTTGTCTAATACAAACAATAATCTTTTCACCTTTATTAACAGTATAAGAAGTATAACCTTCTTCTGGATATCCTTCTGATATATTCTTAGGATTATAATTTTTATGTAAAAATTGTATATCTAAATTATCAGGATATTTTGTTAACATATAATCTATTAGAATAAGTATTTTAGTATTAATTCTAGCTAAAATATCAGCAGCTTCTTGAGAATCTTTTAAATTTTTCACAAGATATTTTCTATTATCTACTTTAGATTTGACATAAGTAAAATCATTAACAAAATATTCTTTAATTTTAAATGATAATAAAAATAATATAAAACAAAATATAAAAAAATCTATAAAAATAATATTCATATTTATTTAGTTTTATAATAAAATATATTTTATTAATAAATTATATTTAATATATAATTATATTTTTAGCTGTATTAACTCATTTAACTGTATCAACTCATTTAATTTTTTTAGCTGTATTATTAGATTTGATTGTATTAGTAGATTTGACTGTATTATTAGATTTGACTGTATTAGTAGATTTGACTGTATTATTAGTATTAGATGTATTAGACTCGGATTTATTATGTTTATTAATCATAATGAAAATAATATAACAAATAATAATAATAATAGTAAAGAATATTAATAATATTGTAATTTTTAATTGTTGAATATGAATAGTCGGGAAATATGTTAATAAGATTTCAGTAAATGTTCTTTGTTTATTATCAATATTTTTTACATATTGTGGATATACATAATAATCTTGTTTATTTTCAATATTATATATTTGAGATTTATATTGTTTTAATTTAGGGTTATTAATAATATTACTTATTTCTTTATAATCATTCTTTATTTTTGTTAATTCTTCTTGTCTAATAAATTCAAAAATTTTTCTTATTCGATTAACTAATTCATTTGAAGGTTTATCAATATTAAATCCTCTATTTTTTAATAATTGTAAAATATCAGATGTTTCCATATTTTTTATATCTATATCAGATTCAATTAAATCTAGAGTTATTAATTGTATTAGTAAACTATATTCATCAGATTCTAATTTAAGTAATTTATTATCTTTACTAATTTTATTAATTTCTTGATCAACTTTATATTTTAAAGATGTATATTTATCATAATGTTGTCTTGATTTAATAATCATTTTACGTATAATTAAAACATTAATTAATATACCAACTATTATACCTGGTATAATAATTAATAAGAAATATGGTAAAATAATTGCAATATATATAAGTAATAATATTAAAAAAAATATAATAAGAGCAGTATATTTGATTGAGTTATTTACAATAATTGATATTAATATTAATGAATGTAAAATAAATAATATAATAATAGTAATAATAATAGTAATAAGTTTGTTATTTATCAAGAAATTATAAACAATATCAATATTAGTATTGGTATTGGTATTTGTTTCAGTAGTTGAAATAATATTATATTTTTTTATATAAATTGGTACTAAACATATATATAAAATTATTATAATAATTATAATTATTATAATAAGTAAAATCCATGTTTTATGTGAATATATATATAAATAATTTATTTTATCTTCTTGTTGTTTAGCATCCATTATTATTTTTTATGAACAAATTTAAAATAATTATAAAATAAATAAATAATGAATAAACATAAATATTTATTACAAAATAATCTGAAGATGATCATCATTTTGTACATAAATTTTAACAGTTAATGATATTAAACATTTTCCATCTATAATATCAAGTTTACCTAAAATATTAGATCAAAATCAATAGGCATGTGTATATTGTGTGTATTTGATGTAACAAGTAATTTATTAAAATTTTTATTAACGAAAGAGAAACATAGAGTAATCAAATTATATAAATTATATTTATAATGAAATACAAGAATATAAATAAAATATTTCAAATATAAAAAATATATTAACATCAGGATATCCAATATTATTTGATAGTTTTGAAACAGAAAAAGTAATGAAAGCAGAAATTGTACTTCTACCTAATTTAAAAAGATAAAAATTTAGATGGACATGCCATTTTATTAGTAGATTATAATGATGGAACTAAAAAATTTAAGATAATAAATTCATCTAGAAAAAATGTAGGTCAATATGATATTTTGAATTAGATTATGATTATGCATTAAATAAAGATTTAATATCAAATTTTTGATAATTACTTTCTTCTTTTAAACAAGATAAATTTAATTTTATAAATTTATCATTAAAATAAATAAAATTTTTATAAACATAATGAATTTTCAATATCAGTCATAAATTTATTATATTTATCAACATTTATATAATCATTTACACATAAAACTGAAAATATATCTGTATATAATTTTTGTATTCCTGCAATTAATATTTGATCACCTATAAATGGTAACATTGATGTTAATTCTGCTTGAATATCTGAACATTTAACTTTTTGAAATTCTTGTGGAACTGTATTAGAGATTATATTTGGATCAATCTTTATAATGAATGATCTAATAAGTTGACTAGTTTCATCTAGACAGTAACTTAAATAAAATATATCAAAATCTTTTAAAGATATTTTTTTATTGATCGAATTATCAAATGAAATAATATGAATTGATATGACTTATAACTTTCAATTTCTGTGTTAATTTTAACATTAGCAAGTTTTTTAAAATCTGTTAGTACATATTTAATAGTTTTAGATTTTTTATAATTCTTTTGTCTCATTGTATTTTTATTTTATAATATTATATAATTTAATAGGTAATAAACCTTAATTCTTTTGATTCTATATAATAAAATAATTATTAATATAATAATATTTATAATTATTATTGTTATATAAATAAATTTTTTATTTTTAGGTTTCAACAGGCATTAATGTTTATATTAAATTATTTATTTTTATTAATTAATTAATATTTTATATAATATATAGTAAAATGGAGGATAGATGGTATCAAGAAATAAAGGAAGAGTTAAAAAGACGAGATAAAAGATGCAAATTAAAATACGGACCAAATAATGCTTATATACATTCTTCAAGTATTAATCCATATTTTTATCCAGATGTTGAAACATTTAATCGTGAAAATGAATTTATAGATCCATTTAAAAAATATAATAAGGATTGTAAATTAATAAAAAATACTTATTATAAAAAACTTGATGATAATTCAAGGTATTATAAAGATATAAAGTATGGATCACAATGTAAAATGATAAATGGTATATGGGATGAAACAGGAGTAAATAGAGATAATAAGTATGAGAGAGGGGTTTGTTGGTTAGATGAAAAAAACATGAAATGTGGTAAAAAAATAGAAAAAAATATATTAAGACCAGAATTAGTTAGAAAAACAAATGAGACTACAATTAAGGATGAATTAAATAAATGTAATTTAGATAATGATTGTGAATCTAAACAAACTGGTAGATATTCATATGATTGTTTTGCAAAAAATATAAAAAAAGATGAAATTGAAAAAGATAAAGAGAAAAAATATCCACCTGAAGACATGCCAACAGAAAATATTGAAAAATATTTAAAAGATTTATATTTAAATAATAAACCATATGAAGCACCTGAAACTGATATTTTAATAGGAGAAGGCAATAGATGTAAAAAAAATATCGAAAAATCAAATAATGAAAAACCTACAGAAGTAATACTAAGACATGAATTAGATGAAAATGCAAAAGATGCAATAAAACATGTAATGTATATTCGTAAGCAATTATTATTATATAATCCAACAAAAGACTCTGATTATAAATTTTTAAAAAAATATATATCAGAAGAAAAATTAAAAGAATATAAGAATCATTATATAAAAAATAAAAAACAAGCAATTGATAATTTATCAAAATATTCACCAGAGTATTTTGGTGAAAAATTTATAAATCACATAAAAAATATTTCAGATGAAAAGATTGAAGAAGAAATAAAAAAAAATATAATTGATACCAAACCAAAATTAACAGTGCCTCAATCTATAGTACACATGGTTATGTCAAATATAGCAAAAAAGAAAACGAGTGCAAAAGGATTATTAGCATTTCACTCGACTGGTTCAGGTAAAACATGTACAGCAGCTTGTGTATTTGATGCATTTTGGGATACAGATAGAGATATTATTTTTTGTAGTTCGAAAGATGCAATATCAACAAATGGACCAAAAGCATTTATGGAATGTGGACAAAGATTTTTCAAAAGATTTAATAATAAAAGTTTTGAGGAAATAAGTGATATGTATAATAATAGAAATATAAGATATTTAACATTTACACAATTAGCAAATAGAATTAAAGGTATAGGTTTAAAAAAAAATGAAGTATTAAATTTAAATAATAGTATATTAGTTATGGATGAAGTTCAAAATTTATTTCATCCATTGCCGAATCAAGTACAAGATCATTTCTATTTACAAAAACATATTAATGATCCTACAAAATATCCAAAATTAAAAATAGTAATATTAACAGCAACTCCAGGTGATAGTGTAGAAGATACTATAAAATTATTAAATATTGTTAGAGATCCATATAAACTTCCTATCAAAGTTCCAGATATAAATAGTGAAAATAGTTTAAATATATTTAAAGAAAGTATAAGAGGAACAATATCATTTTTTGATATGAGTGGAGATAAAACAAAATTTCCAAAAGTAAATGATGATAATTTTTATAGATATCCAATGTCAGAAAAACAATTTGAGGCATATGTAGAAGCATACAAAAAAACATTAAAAGATAATAGAGTAATAAATTTTGATGAATTAGTTAAAAATAATCAAGCAGGTAAATATTGGATTCCGGCAAGAAGATATTCAAATATGATGTATAATTTATCAAATAGAATGCAATTAAAAGATTTTAGTAGTAAATTACCACATTTATTAGAAAATATAGAAAAACACAAAGATGAAAAACATTATGTGTATACAGCATTTTATGAACGAAAAGGATATGGTGGACATGGTATAATAGCAATAGCAAAACAATTAGAAAAACATGGTTATAAAAAATTAACAGTAGCAGAGGCAAAAAAATTAAATTCAGAAAATAAATTACTACCAGCTGGTAAAAGATATATAATGGCTATTTCAGCAGAAATAGGTAATGCACAAGAAAATTCTAAAATGGTTTCAGAGAATTTAAATAATATAATAAAAATTTTCAATTCTGAAGAGAATAAAGAAGGAAAATTAATCCATGTATTTTTAGCATCTCAAAATTTTAATGAAGGATTAGATTTGAAAGCAGTTCGTCATATACATATATTTGAACCATTAGTAACAATGGCAAATGATAAGCAAACAATAGGTAGAGCTGCAAGACAATGTAGTCATTCACAATTAAATTTGAATAAATGGGATGTAAATATTCATAGATATTTAAGTGATATACCTGATAAATATAAATCAAAAGATGATAAGAATAAAAGTAAATTAGAAGAAGAATTAATTGAATTAAATAATAAAATATTAAAAGTAGAAAAAGAAATAGAATATTTAAGAGAATTAAAGAAAGGAGGTAATAACCCCTTAGGTAAAAAAATAAATATTCCCATACTTAAACCAAACAAAGAAATCAAAAAAACTAAGCCGCCAATCAAACCAACTAAGCCGCCAATCAAACCAACTAAGCCGCCAATCAAAGAAGTCAAACCATTAAAAAAAATAATAAAAAAAATAAAACAAGATGAAATATTAGATAAGAATCAAAGTCCTTTAAAATTATTAAAGGAAGAATTAATTAAATTAAAACATGAAAAAGTAGAATTAATAAAAAAGATTAAATCGGATGTTTCTGATATAAAAAATATAGAAGATTTTATATATAATGAATCAAGAGAAAGATTTAAAATTATGACAACATTATATCAAGCAATGAAAGAAGTAGCAATAGATTGTACAATTTTAAATAAATTTCATAGTAATATTACTCCAAAAATTAATTGTTACATCGATTGATAATTAAAATTTATTAGATGAACTTTAAATATCAATTCATTTTCATTTTCATCTAGTAATTTAAATGGTATAATTAATCCACATTTTTCATTTATTATATTTAAAGGAGTATAGTTAATATGAAAACCACCATCATTCATCGGATCATTATAAGAACCAATATATTTTGGAATAAATAAAGTTGCATTATTTTCATAATTTATAATGATATCATTTTTTTTAATAATTTTATTTTGATCCTTTAATAAATAAATATTCTCATTATATTCAGGGTGTAAATTATATAATACTTTTCTAGCAAATAATATATTTTTATATCCAATAAAATATTTAATATTTGATGAATTTACACTAATTATTGTGCTATTTCTTTGTATAGTATATAATTTCATTTAAATAAATATTATTATTTATCTTTTAAATATTTTAATTATTTATTTAGGTTTAATATAAGATGCTGGATTATTTATAGGGAATTCTTGATTTAGAACTATAAGTGGAGTAATTCGTAAATCTTGATTTTTCTTTTCAACTTTTGAAAAATCAATATTGATCATATCATTTTTTGATAATATAAAATCTATAGGAGATTTAATTACTTCACAACTAGAATTTACTGTATTTGCTATTATATTATTTTTTATTATATTATTAAATTCTTCAATTAATTTTTTATCTTCAAAACTCATAACTTTTATATTTTTTATTTCTTTTTGTTTTTCTTCAATTGTTTTATCAGATATTAATATATTTTTAACATTACTATTTTTGATTAAACTATTATTTATAGTTTCTAAATTATTAGATTTTTTATTATTTTTATTTAAAAAATTATCTATAGTTTCTAAATCATTAAATTTTTTATTATTATAATATCTAGTTTCTATTAAATTTGTTTTATTTAAATCATATACATTATTATTTCCTCTATTTTTTATTAAATCAGATTCTTCTTTATTATTATTATTTTTTATTGATTTAGATTCTTCATTATTAATATCAATATTATAAAAATAACCTTTAGATTTTCTCTGTTTTTTAACACCTAACTCAACTAAATCAGAACCAATTTGATTTTTATTAATATTATCAGGAGATAAATATTTATGAAGATATAAATATATATTATCAATTACTATATTAGCAATAGTATAAACGTCATCATTTTTATGTTCATTTACATATCTTTTTGTAAAATTATATTGTATATTTTTATCAAAATTATTTAAATAAGAGTCTGTTAATGGATTTAAATTATTTATATTATTATTATCAGAATCTGAGTTATTAATAATTAATTCATTATTTAATAAATCAAATAGATTCTTCAATTCTTCTATAATATTAGAAATAACTGGATTATTATTTATAATATTTATAAAATCATTAACTAAATTAGACTCGTATAAATATTCGGATATAAATTTATATTCTGGTAATAAAGAAATAATAGAATCAGAGAAAATAATTTGATTATTTTCAATAATATTTTTATATATATATTTAATATTTGTAGGTTTAATAGCATCATTATTTATTTTTTCTTTTTTATTTAATTTATCTAACAATGTTTTTTGATATGCAAATTCAATGTCATTACTATTAATTGCATTATTTTCTTTAGAAGATTCAGTTGATATAAATGAATAAATATTTTTAAATATAGTATATTCACAATCTGGAATATAATTATGTAATTCATTTTTATCATATATTATTTTAAAATCTTTACTCAATGTAATATCAGTTAAATTATTATTAGTTATATTAATTGAATTATGACTAAATAATTTTTCTAAATCATATGTAGATAATTTATATATTTTATTCAGTTCTACACCAAATAAATTATATATTGAATTTACTATTAAATCCGATTCTATTTTTACATCATTATCTGATTCTATTTTAATATCATTAGTTGAAGATAATACACCTTCATAAGGTAATCCTTTAAATTTAATATTATAAGGTTTACAATAATTATTAGAAATATATTTAATAATAATTGATAATAAATGATTTCTAGTTAAAATATAATTATTATTTTCATTTTTTTCACAATTTATTAAATTATAATATATTGAATTATCATCAAAAAAATCTATAATATATTTTGAAGTATCTATAGTTTTCCAATCTATATTAGATATATTATATAATTCATTATCTTCATCTTCTAAATATATATCAAGTTTTTTTTTTATAGTTGGTATATAAATATCATTATACCAATTAACTATAAAATTATGTATATTATCGGATTTTATTTTAGAATTAATTTTCCATATATTAGAATTTAAATTATTTAATTCAATATTTTTAAATTTTTTAAAATTTAGATCATGAGTTAATCGATCTAATATATTTCCACAATTATAAAAAATTTTTATATGATTATTATTAATAAAATTTTTATAATATTCTATATTTTCAAATATATGATAATTATTTTTTTCAGAAAAATTGTCAATATTATATAATTTTATAAATTCATATAAATAATTATTAATATTATTAACATTAATAATTTTTATATAATATAAATTATCAATAATATGTAAATGTACAATTACATGATTTTTATCCATATGTATACATTAAATGTATACATTAATAAAATATTTTTAAACGTATTAATTATATAATCAAAATATGTAAAATAAATAATATTTATATTAAAAGACAAAAGAATTAAGGTTTATTACCTATGTCAGTATATAATATTATTAAATCAAAATACAAT